ATGAAGATTCCGACGTTACTAACTGAGTGTTGTATCTAATCGTGGGGGCAGGTCAGATGCTTTAAGACGTGATCTCCAAACTAATATCAAAGTTTGGTCCGTTGGGATGCATGGTGAGACTCTACTTGAAGGGAAGCTGGTTAAAGTTGAGACTATTAGCGATATCGCTGAGAACCGTCTCATAGATGAAATCAGCGTCACTATTAATATTCCTATTGTGTAATCAATTAATTAGTTAAAGGTCGCTCAGGCGGCCTTTTTTTATGCCTGAAATCCACCAATGATGAAACCAAATTGCAAATGCCCGGGCTGTGAGCGCAAGCGTAAAGGCTGGCCAGGGTATCAACCGTGCGCGTCGAAATCATCCGGCAAGGTACTGCCGCCACCAAACCAACGCTAAGAGGACGCAACGTGAAGCTAACCAGCATCCACGTTAAATCCCTCGCCATCAACGCCTCCAACATCTCAACGACCTCCATCAACGGCCAGGAACACTACGTCATTCGTGGTGCGGTTCCGATCGTCGATGACATCGTGATGAATGGCGGCCTGTACCCGGCGGAGGAGATTAACAACAGCTACCAGACGATGGAGCGCAAGTTAATGCCGATCGGCCACCCGATGGTGAACGGCAAATACGTCAGCGCCAACGACCCGCAGGCGGTCAACGACTACTACGCCGGGGCATGGGCTCAGAACGTCAGCAAGGCCAACGACAAGGTCGTGATGGACGTTTACGTCAATAAGGCTGTGGCAGACACCAAGCCTGACGGTAAGCGCCTTATCCAACGCTTGGACGACATGATTTCCGGCAATAACGCCGACCCGATTCATGTCTCTACCGGTCTGCTGCTGAACAAAGAACAAAAGGCCGGGGAGTCGAAGCAGAAGAAATACTCCTGGGTTGCTCACAACATGCAGTTCGACCACATCGCGATCCTGCTCGACGAACCCGGTGCCGGTACGCCGGATGAAGGTGTCGGCATGTTCGTAAACGCTGACGGGCAGGAAGCCGATGTTGAATCGACCAACCTCATCGATGCCGCCAACAGCATGAAAGATGGCTGGTGGAACAAGACGAAGTTTTATTTGAGCAACGCCTCTAATTACTCATTCGATGAAATCTGCTCGGCGCTGCGAAACAAGATGAGCGAGGGTAAGCCTGAAACATATTACTTCTGGCCGGAAGCCGTCTGGCCTGATCGCTTCATTTACGAGGAAAACGGCAAATACCTCCAGCAAAAGTATCTCATTGACGACGATGGCAAGGCTGAACTCGTCGGTGAGCCAGTAGAAGTCGTGCGCAAACCAACTGAGTACGAAGTCAAAACCAACGGAGAAACAAACCCGATGAAAGAGAAGATGATCGCCGCGCTCAATGCCGCAGGCGTTAAAACCGAGGGGCTGACCGACGATCAGGTCTGGGATGCCTACAACCAGCAGATGCAGAAGAAAGAAGGTGGCGGCGACCAGGGCCAGGCTCAGATTAACTCTGACGCGATTACTGCTGCAGTAAATCTGGCGCTGAAGCCGCTTACCGATGAAATCAGCACGCTGAAATCTCAGTTGCAGGCGAACGCTGAGAGCGACCTGAAAACCAAGCGTGATGCGGTTAAAGCGAAATTCTCGTTCATGACCGAAGCAGCGGTTAACTCCCTGTCCGGTGACGCGCTGAACGACCTGTACTCACAGTGCCAGACCAGCACTGGCTTGAACCCATCTTTCCAGCAGGTCAATGCTGAAAACGACCAGTGGAAAGACTACGACCTCAACGCTGGCATCGATCAGGAGAAAAAATAATGGCTAACGTCATCTATCGTGGTCCGGTCGAACGTGAGCCGGAAACCATCAACCTGCCTGTCGCATCTGCGCTTAACCCAGGCGTTGCAGTCGTAATTTCTGCCGGAAAGCTAACAACAACCGGTGCGCCAACCGGCCGCTGGTTCATCCTCGGCAACCGTCGTTTCATCGGCCAGGCAATCACCACCGCATACGCAGCCAATGAAACCGGCGTGGCGTACCGCGTTGAAGGTGAGCAGGAATACAACGTTCGCCTGGCTGCTGCGGCCTATACGGTGGGTCAGGAGCTGACTATCGGTACCGGCGGCGTATTCAAAGCGGCCGCAACCGGCAACCAGGTCGTCGCTACGTTCGACGAAAAAGCAGGGCGCACTCTGGCGGCGGAAGGTTTCGCCGACGTGGTGATCCTCTCCACTCCGTACGCCAAGGCATAAGGAAAACAAGAATGTTAAAGTTTACTCCACAACAGCAGGGGCTGATCATCAACGCGCGCCGTCGCTGGGACATGATGCAGCGCAATATGGCTGCACAGCATGGCTTTGCAGTCAACGACGCTGGCGGTCAGTTCATTGCGTTTGATGACCTCGTCGGTAACGCCTCCGTGCTGCCGAAAGATGTCTGGGGGGAATGGGACCGCTCTGCGATTACCGTTCAGCGCGACGTGCTGTCAGTGTTTAACGACCTGGCCGCCAGCGTTTCCCGCCCGATGGCACTCGGTAAGATCGTTCACTACTTCATGACTCTGTCAGATTCCGGTGATGTAAACATCAGCCTGGATGGCCGCGGCAAGGCGAAGGGCGATCAGCCTGTCATGGATTACGAAGGCACGCCGCTGCCTATCATCGACAGTGAGCTGACTTTCGGCTGGCGCCAGATGCTGGCAGCGCAGACTGAAGGCTACTCTCTGGACAGCGACGCCATCTCCAACCATCAGCGTAAAGTGGCTGAGAAGCTGGAAGACATGGTGCTGAACGGCGATCCAAACATCAACGTCGGGGGCGCGACCATCTACGGTCTGCGCACTGCGCCAAACCGCGCAACCGGCACGCATGGTCTTGACCTGAACGGCGCAACCGGCGCTCAGTGGGTCGGGGCCATCTCCGCGCTGATTGGGCTGCTGCAGTCCAAGAATTTCTACGGCCCGGTAACCATCTACGTGAATTACAAAGACTGGTTCTACGCGTCTGTGAACGACTACGCGGCAAACTATCCGAAGACCATCCTGTCCCGCATCATGGAAATCCCTGGTGTTGCGGCGCTGGTTCCGGCTTCGAAGGTACCGCAAAACGAACTGCTGGGTGTGGTTAAGCGTCCTGACGTTGTGCAGATCCTCAACGGTATGCCGATGACCATGCGCCCGAAAGCTCGCCAGAATCCGGAAGACGATTATGTCTTCTCCGTGCTGGCTGCTGCGGCGCCGCAGTTCAAACACGACGCGAATGGCCAGGCCGGTTACGCCCAGCTGACCAAAGCATAATTCATGGGGCTCAGGCCCCATCTTTTTTACGGAGGCCGTATGGCTGGTAAAGAACAAAAATGGCTGCTCACCCACGACAGCCACGAACTGAAAAAGGGTGAAGTCTACAAAGGCGAGACTCTCCCGCTGTGGCTGGCAGGAAAAGCGATCCCGGTAAGCGACCAGGTCCTGGAAGTGGCGACACCTGCCGACGTGCAAAAGTTGCAGGCTGACCTCGACGAGGCCAATGGCAAAGTTGAGTCGCTGGCCGCTGACAACGCAAAGTTGCAGGCTGACATCGACGAGGCTCAGAAACAAATCGACGAGCTGAAGAAAAAGGCGAAATAACCATGGCAACCCCGCTTACGCCAGAAGAAATTAAAGGCTTCCTCGCTGAGTTGGGGTACGCCATACCTGATGCCTTACTTACGCCGATCCTCTGCGTGGTGAACAAGATTATCCCGTGCCTCGATGGCGCGGGGTATGACGACTGTACCGCGAAGCTGATCCTGATGTACGCCGCCGCGCTGATGGCGACGTCGTCCGGCGCGCGCCGCATCAAATCTCAGGGTTCGCCGTCTGGTGCGTCTCGATCGTTTGAATATGGCGACGACAGCATTACCTGGCTGCGCGACTCGTTGGCCCGTCTCGATACCAGCGGATGCACCGGTGAGTTACCGATCAGCGCTGGTAATAGCGTGGGGCTCTTTCTCGTTGTTGGTGGGTGCTGAAAGCGGTAAAATAAACACGCGGCTAGACCGGCCAGTCGAAAAGGAGGAACACAGACCTCCCTGCCGCACCACATCATCTGTGAAACCTACTGTGAGGTTTACATGAACAATTCTGAATGCCCCAGCATTGAGTATTTGCATGAGTGTTTTTCTTATGACCACTTATCAGGCCTGATGGTCTGGAAAGTTCGGCCTATCACACACTTCGCCAGAGAACGGGACCATGCTGCATGGAATGCACGGTTTGCTGGTAAAAATGCCGGTTCGATGAATAAAGGCTACTGGCGCGTTGAGGTCTCCAAAAAACCGATGGGTGTTCATCGCATTGCATGGGCAATGCATTATGGCGAATACCCGGAAGGATGGATTGACCACATCAATGGAGACCGGTCTGACAACAGGATAATCAATCTGCGAGTGACCGATCCTGTCGGTAACGCCACAAATCAGAAAATGCCAGCTAATAATTCAACCGGGGTTGCAGGGGTTAGCTATGTACCACGCGACAATAAGTGGAAAGCATATATCTATCACGGCAACAAATTCGTATATCTCGGCTATTTCGTAGATAAAAACGATGCGATAGCTGCAAGGAAGATGGCTGAAGTTAAGTATGGATTCCACGAAAATCACGGGCGATAGTTCGTAACGCAATCAGGCCACCTCAGGGTGGCTTTTTTATTGGGCGCTATTCATGACGTACAAATCAGTTAAGCACGGACTGCCTCGCTCATTCACCCGCGTCTGGGTGATGACCGACACCGGGCGCGAGACTACCGGCTACGTGAAATCGGACGGCGAATGGCATATAAACTGCCCGCGCATCCGGGCGACAGGCGCGAAGGTGCTGAGGTGGAAGGAGGGCTGATGTCATCGGTAGCGAACTGGAGCTATACCGCGACGGCAACCATCTGGCGCAAGCTGGAGGGTAATGACGAATACGGCGATCCACTCGGTTACTCTGCGCCTGAGCAAATCCTCTGTGATTACGAGGGCGGGCTCAGTAAGAAGTTAGCCAGCTTGGGCGCTGAAATCGTTGTTAAGAACACTGTCTGGACGGAGTTTGCGCTGGCGTCCGCGGGTGATTACCTGCTGATTGGCGTATCGACTGAAGCGGACCCGGTTGTGGCCGGTGCCGACGAGGTGCGGCAGGTTATCCGTTACGCAGACACGTTCGAGCGAGTGGCGGATGATTACGCCATCCTGACTGGGGTGTAGCCATGGGTATCAAAGTGAAGGGCATCAGCCAGGCGAAGAAGCACCTGAACGATGTCATCAACGACGTTAAGGGCCGTAAGGTAATTCGCGCGCTGCAGTCAGCGATGATTCTTATCGGTGCCCGGGCGGCCTATTACACCCCGATCGACACCTCCACGCTGATTAACAGCCAGTTCCGGGAAATCGACGCGGGCGGCGTGCTCATCACCGGGCGCATCGGTTACTCAGCCAACTATGCTGCATACGTGCATGAGGCGTCAGGCAAACTGAAAGGTCAGCCGCGCGCGCACTTTGGTACGACCCGTTCCGGGCAGCAGTTCGGCGGCGGGACCGGAACAGGCAACTACTGGGACCCTCACGGTGAGCCTCAATTCCTGACCAAAGGCGCGAATGACGAGCGCGATAACGTTGACGCGGTGATGCGCAAGGAGCTTTCGCTATGACACCCATGATGCACGAGCGGGTGCGCAACAT